TTACTTCAATGGAAACAGCGAAGCTCAATTCACAGAGACTCACCCAATATTTGTAAAGCGTAATAACGAATATCGTGTAGTCGAGGCAGGTACAGTTCAAGAGGGAGATATATTAATAAATATTAATATAGAAGAGCTATCGGATAAGAACCTAAATCTAGACAGGGTAATATCAGAAATATTAATTTCTAAAATAAATAAAATTACTTTAGATATTAAAAAAGATGTTTATACATTTAGTTGTGACCCTCATAATTGGTATTTTGCAGGAAACATACTAACTCATAATAAATAGATAGGATGGTAAAAAATAATGTCATATAAAATCAAAATATTAAAAGATCATCCTATAGGATTTTGGCAACTAGATGATGTAGCAGTAAATCCAACTTTTGACTTTACTGATATTTTAGATAAATATGATACATACCAAGATTTGATAGATGCGTATGAACAGTATGGAAACATTAATTATCTTGCAGAAGATAGTTCTGGGTGTGCTAATTATGGATTATATGTGGGTGATTTTAATAATAATACAAAAAATTTTCCATTATCTCCTGGAGGAAATTACTCTATAGATATAACATCATCTAAAAGTATAAATTTTCCAATAGTTAATGGTTATTATAAAAATAGCTCCCCTGGTGGCTTTGCTACAAAAGATTATGGGGACAATGATTTTACATTAGAATGTTGGTTGTACCCAGAAATTATTACAAATTCTTTAACCACAATACTAGGTAACAGTACAAAAACGGTAGGAATATTTTATGAAAATGGGAATATAGTATTTAAATTAAATCAAGAATCTTTAGAGTATACTTTACCATTTATAAATAAATCTATGCATGTAGTCTGTGTATATTTAGTAACAGAAGCTCACATATACATAGATGGTATTTTGAGGGTAAGCAAGTTAATATCCTCTAATCCTTTTACAAATACTGAAATATTACTAACTACTGGACCCACTCAGGACTTATCAGATAAATTTTTAATAGACGATGTAGCTATTTATAGATATGGACTATCAAATACAAAAATACTAGAACATTATTCTATTGACAGTTTCACTAGCCCAGTACAAATATCTCAAGTAGATAATGGAGAGCTTTTTGAATTTTATGATACAGATATCAGCAAAGTTTTTTCTTACTCCTATCCATTAAATAGATCATGGCAAGAGTTAATAACAGAAGATTTGTATTATGATCAAACTAGTCAATACATTCAAATAAAAAAAGAAAATTCTACAGATAGCAAAGTTGTTGTTTTGCAAGACACTATATATTTGCCAGCGGCTACCACTATGAATTCTTCTAAAATAGATTGGTTTGGAGATAATGGGGTAGTTGTCGAGACTAGTTCAGATGGAGTAAATTATTCTACATGTACAAATGGAGAATCTATACCTCAATACAAAAGTTCACAATTTTCTAGTAGCAAGGTTTTAAATATAAAAATAACAATAACTTCTGGAAATATATCTAAATATTTACCAAAATTATATAATTTAAATATTAGCTTTTATAATAATCAAATTATGTATTCAAAAAATGGATCAAGTTATTTGTCAAAAATTCAAGACCTAGATTTTTATTTAGGGCAAAACGCATATCCAGTTATGTACAGGGATCCAAAAAATGGAATATTGGTACTAGAAAACTCTGGATTTAAAATTAACCTATCTGAATTAAAGCAGTCTGTAGAATTTTTTTACACCCCGTACTCTTTAAATAAAAGCCTGCTTGTTAGCTCTATTGTAAATGGCAGCGGGGCAGCCAGTGAATATTCATGGAATACAAATGGGTCAATTAATAAAACAAATATAGCCTCTATATATGTTAATGGGGTAGATGTATCTGCCCAAACCCTGATATCTAATATATTTAAGGTAAAGGGAATACATCATGTTATAATTAATTTTACAGCCCCAATATATGGCGTAGTAACAGTAAACCATAAATCATCTGGATCCGTCAAATCTTTATATCAATATATGTCATTTTATAAAGAATTACTAGATTATAATAAGATTATTAATCATTATGATTTATATACCTCTAGGCAGTCCTATCAAACCAGCGGATCTTCCATAACCTTGTCCGAAAATTCAGTAAACCTATATAATAATGACTGGCTTGTGATACAAAACTCATAATCTTGTCAATTGTCTTGACAAAATATGGACTTTGACCACAAGTAATGGTAGAATTAATACCTAATGAATATTAAAAATGTTAATCAAAAAGTAATAGAGGAAACGACTCTAGGAATATACGTGTGGGAAATGCCAGACGGAAGATGGATTGGCGATGACGATGGAAATTTTTTATCAATAACATCTAAAAAAGGTAATCGGTCAAAGATAGACTTGCTAGCCAGAGAAGTAAGATCATTTGGAATATATGAAGGTCAGCCTAAATTTTTATCAGGTAGACGTAAAATTAATGATGAAGAACTTCAACACCAAAAACAAAGATTAGATTGGGGTCTAACACCAGATCCGCTAGATATCGGCGTATACAAAGATTCAATTAAAAATGGAGGAAAGCCTTAATGGAATTTATTAATGATGATACAGAGTTTGTTCAAAATATAGATATATCAAATTCTGCCGATTGGGTAAGATTTAATAGCAAAGAGGCTGCAATAGACAATGACCCATTTAATATCGGAGAATTAGAATTAAAAAAAGTTAATGGACTTAGCACTAATTTTAAACGAAAAATGTCTAGAGAGTTTTCAAAAAGATTTGTTGGTCAAGACGGAACTGGAACTCAACAAAATTTATTGCAACAAGCAGTTACTGGATATGCAATGTTCGACTTGGTCGAACCAGTTTATAACTTAGAATACCTTTCAAAAATTTATGAAATATCACCGTATAACTACGCAGCAATTAATGCAAAGGTTGCAAATATTGTAGGACTTGGATTCACATTTGTAGAAACGAAAAAAGCAAACGATGCCTTAGATAACATCTCAGATGAAAAACAATTAGATAGAGCACGTAGAAAATTAAACAAACTTCGTCAAGATTTAGATACTTGGCTAGAAGAAACAAATGAAGAAGAGACATTTACAGAAACACTAATTAAAGCCTATACAGATTTAGAGGCTACAGGAAATGGATTTATTGAAATTGGTAGAACTACTTCAGGTAATATAGGATATGTTGGACATATTCCAGCAAAGACTATGCGTGTTCGTCGTTTGCGTGATGGATTTATTCAATTGCTATACGGAAAGGCCGTATACTTTAGAAATTTTGGTGATCAAGAAACTCTTAATCCAATAGCCGATGCAACAGATAGACCAAATGAAATTATTCATTTAAAGAAATATACACCAATGAATAATTACTACGGCCTTCCAGATATAGTCGCAGCACAAACATCAATGGCTGGCAATGAGTTTGCTGGTAAATATAATTTAGATTATTTTGAAAATAAAGCAGTTCCAAGATATGTAATTACTGTTAAGGGCGCAAAGCTCTCACCAGAATCTGAAAGAAAACTATTGGAGTTTTTTCAAGTAGGGCTAAAGGGTAAAAACCACAGATCATTATATGTACCACTTCCACCAGACAGTCCAGACTCAAAGGTTGAATTTAAAATGGAGCCAATTGAGGCAAACTCTCAAGAGTCTTCATTTAATGTTTATCGTAAATCAAATAGAGATGAAATACTATTAGCTCATAGAGTTCCTATAAATAAAATAGGAGTTCCAGAGGGAATTAGTTTGGCGTCTGCTCGTGATGCAGATAAAATGTTTAAAGAGCAAGTATGTAGACCAGCACAAGATATTTTAGAGAAAAAGTTAAATAGAATTATTTCAGAAAAAACAGATGCATTAATGCTTAAATTTAATGAATTAACTTTAACAGACGAGGACACTCAGTCCAAAATTGATGAGCGATATTTAAGAATGCAAGTAATTACCCCAAATGAAGTTAGAATTAGAAAAGGTATGGTTCCTAGAGATGGCGGAGACGATGTCGTTGATTTAAAGGCACAGGGAGCGGCAGAGCAAAGAGCCCAGGCTGGTAATTCCAGACAAAGAACTCAGGAGAGATCTGCAAATTCTCCCGATATTTCTGGGGAGGCCAGAAATCCAAAAGGTGAGGGTAGAACCACAGCTTAATTATTAGGCAACTAGTTATTTGCCTTTTTATGTATACAAAGATAAAATTAAGCATATGAATATCGAAAAATCTTATTGGTCCAGTAATGGCGATGATATTAGTTTATCTATTCCTTTCACAAAAGTCAATCGTGAAAAGAGAACAGTTTCTGGTTTTGCAACACTAGACAACATTGATCAAACAGGAGATGTTGTAACCGCAGAAGCAAGCTTAAAAGCTTTTGAAGGTTTTAGAGGCAATATCAGAGAAATGCATTCATCCAATGCAGTTGGCAAAATGGTTTCATTTAAACCAGAAACTTATTATGATACAAAATCAGGTGAATTTTATAATGGAGTATATGTAGATGCATACATATCAAAAGGCGCACAAGATACCTGGGAAAAAGTTTTAGACGGAACTCTTCAAGGATTTTCAATTGGCGGAAAGATTGTAGATTCAGAAAACGAAGTAAATAAGTCTACAGGAAATCCAGTAAGATTTATTAAAGAATACTCATTGATAGAATTGTCAGTTGTAGATTCACCAGCAAATGAATTATGTAATATTTTATCTATTCAAAAAATGAATGGACAATTAATTTTTAAAGGAATAGCAGCAGATACCATTACGGAAAATATTTTTTATTGTGAAGATAGTGATTCCGTATTTATGTCAACAGAAGCAACCTACACCTCACCAGTAACTGGCAAACTAGCAAGTTTAATTGGCTGGGTAGAAACTAACGATGTTAACAAAGCAAAAGAAATAGATAAAATTCTTGCTTCATTTAAGAAGTCAAGATTTACGTTGCCTGAAACACAAATAGCAAAACAGGCAAACGCAAAAGGAGGTAATGAAGTGTCAGAAAACACAGAAACAGTAGCAGTTGAAGAAACTGCTCCAGTAGAAGTTTCAATCCCTGCAGAAGCAGTAATTGAAAAAGCTGTTACAGAAGATGTAGTAGCAGATGCTTCTGCCGAAATCGTTGAAAAAGCAGCAGACGTCTCAGAAGTCGTCGTTGATGAACCTGATTTTGCAAAAATGTTAGGTGACCTAAAAGGCTTTTTCTCAGAAACTCTAAGCAAGGCTTCAGAAGCAAATGCAGCACAAGTTACAACTATTAAAGAAACAGTTGAATCTTTTAGCAAGAGCGTAGAAGCCAGAATCTCAGAGTTGGCAGAACAACACTCAGAACTCAACAAAACTGTTGAGAACATCAAAAACACGATTGATGGTGTAGAAAAGCGTGTCGATGCAGTAGAATCAGAGACTGCAATTAAGAAGTCCTCAGACCTTGGCGGGTCTCAGGAAGTAAAAATCCAAAAATCAAAATGGAATGGTTCTTTCCTCGGTTCCGTAAACGAACTATTTAAATAAAGGGTAGGTAAATAAATTATGAGCAATGAATTATTAGAAAAGGCAATTGCAACTGGCACAACAGCCACAGGCACTTTTGCTTCAACAACTGGAGGAGAGGGAATTCACACAGGGTCAGAAAATGGCAATGGTGGATTACTTAATCCAGAACAATCAGCTCGATTTCTAGACTACATGTTCGACGCAACCGTAATTGGTAAAGTCGCACGTACCGTTAGAATGAAATCTGATACAACTGAAATTGATCGCATGGGCGTAGGCGAAAAGCTTATGAAGCTTGCGACAGAAGGAGATGACGCAAACAGTGGCAACTCTGCTGTGACATTCTCAAAAATTTCTTTGACAACAAAGAAGTTACGTCTAGATTGGGAACTTTCAACTGAGTCTCTAGAAGACAACATTGAAGGTGCAGATCTAGAAGATCATATTGCACGTCTGATGGCAACACAGGCTGGTAATGATATTGAAGACTTGGTTCTTAACGGAAACACAGCTCTATCATCTGATCAACTTTACAAAGCATTTGACGGAACAGTTAAGCTTGCAAAAGCAAACGGTCACGTAGTAGATGCAGGTGGAGCCGCAATTAGTCGTGCTACATTTAATAGCGCATTAAAGGCACTTCCACGTAAGTACAAGCAACGTCGTACAGACCTTCGCTTCTTGTCAGGTTCAAACTTGATTCAAGATTACTTATACTCAGCATCATTACTTGGTGCAGATGGATCAGCTAACCCACAAGATATCGCTTCAAGCGTTATCCGTGGAGGCGTACAGCCACTAGGCGGTCCAGCAGGATACGTAGCACCTTTCGCATTTGGTATTCCAATTGTTGAAGTTCCGCTATTAAGCGAGACACAAACTGGCTCATACTCAGGAGCAACAGGATCACACGGTGACGTCCACTTGACATTCCCAAATAACGTAGTTATTGGTATCAAGCGTGATGTAACTGTATACCGATTCTTCTGGCCAAAGAAGGACTCAATCGAGTACACAATGTATACTCGTGTTGGCGTTCAAATTGAGCAAGCAGACGCTTGGGTAGTAGTAAAGAACGTTAAGATTGCTTCCTAATTAGGAATTAATCTAAATAAAAGCCCCCAATTAATCTTGGGGGCTTTTCATTTGAATTTAGTAATGATATAATTAAATAACTAGACTAAGGAGAATATATGTCATTTGAGACATTAAAACTATCTGAGATAAAAAAAATAGCCGAAGACTTTGGCGTAGATATACAAACACTAAAAAGCAAGAACGATATTATTGCATCATTAGCTGAAGAGGGCGTGACATGGTCAATATATCAAAAGACTATTAAAGACATAGACGATAATAAAGAAGAGATTGAAGTTTTACCAAGATTTGATGCTAAAAAGAGTCAAGATAAAGATTCAGTTTTAGTTAGAATGGAAAGAGCAAATCATAGATACGATGCTATGGGATTTACATTTACAAGTACACACCCATTTGTAGCAATGTCTGAGGAACAAGCTCAAGAAATTTTTGATAGGGAGGAAGGTTTTAGATTAGCCACACCAAAGGAAGTTCAGGACTTCTATAACTAATCTAAGCCTTTAATATGGCAGAGATATACAAAGATACGGTAACACCAGTAAAAACTAAGATATTTTGGAATAATGAAATAGTTGATGCTGATAACGATTCAGTTACAGCTAGAATTTATGACATAACCAATGATATTACTATTAGTCCGTCTATAAGCCCAGCAACAGTAATTTCTACAAGCACTGCTGATAAAGTAGAATCTGATATTGGAACGTATCAAGTATCACTGTCTAAGTTTTATACATCTAGAAATAGAAAATTTAAAATTGTATGGAGTTATCAAGTTGGCGGACTAAATGGAGATCATACAACCTATTTAGATATTGTAACTCCATATTGTAGCTTTGCCGAAGTAATAGATGATTTAAAAATTGGAAGCGATCCATCCGATCCTAAGTATAAAAATTATCATGATCTGTCCATGGCAGAAAAATATGCTCGTAAAATAATAGAAGATTTTACTGGGCAGAATTTTTATTTATATCAAGAAGAAGAAGTAATATACGGTAATGGATCAGACATTCTTCCTATGCCTCATAAAATAAATCAAATACACAAATTATATGCAGACGACTTTTTGTTAATTGATAACTTATCTAGCCCTCAAGTAAATAACTGGGGGTACACACCAGTAATATCAGAAACTGGATTTGGTATTAGACTAGATAGAACTGAACTTATTGACAATACTGTATATGTAGCAAATGGAATGATACCGCCATCAATTAATGATTTGTACACAGGACAAGCTTTTAGAAAAAACGTTAGGTATAGAGTAGTTGGAACATTTGGTTGGGAATCTGTCCCAGATGAAGTTGAGCAAGCAGCAGTTCAATTAATTGGACAATATTTTGCAAAAGACAGAATGTGGACAGATAGATACTTAAAGAGCGTCTCAACATTTGACTGGGACTTTGAATACTCAAGTAATGCATTTTCTGGAACTGGCTCTGCATATGTAGATAAATTACTTGCCCCGTATGTTATAACAAACATGGTGCTTATCTAATGATCGATATCATGGAAGCAGTGCTATCCATGAAAATGGATATATATAAACAATTGGATGTACAAAACCCAGATACTGGGGCTATAATAAAAGAATGGAATTATTATAAAACATTAGATTGTCATGCAAAAGGCGTAATAACAAACTCTGCAACAACAAGATCTGGGGACAAACAGATATTTAGTAATAAATATAACAACGAGCAGGTAATTCAAGTACGCACCTCAGAAAGACTTACGGCTAGAGAAAAAATTACTAATATTAGAGATAGCAATGAAGAAGCAATTTGGACAGAATTAAACTATCCATCTGATACCCCAACTGTTTTTGAAATAATTGGAACGACCCCTATAACAGATCCATTTGGACAAGTTTTAGCATACAACTCAACATTAAAGAGATCGGAGAACCAGCAAATTGGAATCTAACGCAATGCTTCTCCAGGCTGCTTCTGGTCTTGAAAGATTAATGTATAATAAAAATCCAAAGGGGGCTATTAATGATAGCAATGTGGCGCAAATATCAGCAGCCCTATATTACCAAGCTAATGTAATAGCCAAATTAAGCAATAGCAAAAAGTTTAAAAATTCTTTTAAAAAAATAGTATTTACTCAAATAGAAAAAGATTTTGGAAATTATATAGATGCTCAGGCAAGAACAAAGCCTAAATCATTTCACCATGTATATGAATGGAAAAAGTCTGGAAATAAGAATGCTAGATTATTTAAGTTAACATCTATAGATTCTGAAGGAATATCGTTTAAAATTGATTTTGAATTCCTTATGTCTAAGTCATTAGTCCCAGCATCAAATAGTAAACGTAGACATGTATTTGCAGCAAAAGCTTCTATCATGGAAGCTGGAATGCCCCTTAAAATTGCTCCACGCCATTCTGAGAGGCTAGTATTTGAAGTTGATGGTAATACAGTGTTTATGCCTAAAGGTGCCTCAGTGACCGTTAAAAGGCCAGGAGGAACTAGTGTAATGAATCAATTTAAATTACAATATTCAAGATTCTTTAGTGGGGAATTAGTAAACAGCTCTATTAAAAAATCTGGATTTAAAGAACTATTTAATTCAGAGTCACTAAGGGCCCTAAGAATTCCAGCCACAATCAGAACAGTTAAGTACTCATTTTCTCCAAATTTAATTAGATCAATGGCGGACGCAGCATCAGAAAAAGCATTTGGAGCGTCAATGATATGACAGCCAATTTTAAATTAGACGCTATGCTAGAAATAAGAAAATTCTTATGGGCAGAACTATTAGAAGCAAAGATATTTGATGAGGATGATTATTATAGCGATAACATAGGAAGTGCAATAGTCCCTATTATCCCAGTCCAACAGTCTCCAGAAATGAACCAATTTTTGAGTGGCAAAAAGCATATAATTTATGACAAGATTGGTCTTTCATATGAGGACAACTGGCTAATATGCTGTGAGCAAATTCTTTTTACAGTTTACTCCACAGATGTCTCAGAAATTAATGAAATAAGAAATTTTATGACCGACCTATTTAGGAGAATGGATGACTCTGCAAAAGATGTAAATAGGTTTGAGTCCCTAAATAACAAGTTTAAATTCCATAGTATTTTTATAGCCGATATATCCCCTACCGAACCATCTGAAGAGCTAAAAGGCTTCCTGTCAACAGACATTATTTTAGAGGCTAAATATTCAAGAATAACAGATCAAACTGGTCGATTCCTTTAAATTGCTTTAGACCCCATTATGCCGTATTATAGGACATGAGGAAAGAAGCCTAGCCAGCTTGAACTTAAGATTTAAATATATATATATTGAAATATAGGAGGAAACAAAACTATGGCACAATCCGTAGGTAATGCAAAAAATATTCTCGTTGGTGCGTCACCACTGTTTTTATCAACAGTTGACGTAAACGATGCAGATTATATTGCTAACGCAGAAGCAGGTGTAGCGGTAGCTTCAGGTGCAACAACAGTTGGTGTACCAGCTTTCGCATCAGGAGTTTCATACACAACTTCATTAAATGCAGTAGATCAGGAAGCAGGTAAGTTTGGATATCGTAACGTTGGTTTTACTAACAACGGTCTTCAAATTACTTACAACCCAACATACGATTCAGTAACCGTTGACCAATTGCTAGATACAGCTAAGCTGTTTAAATCTGCAATGGAGGTTATGATTGCAACAGAAATGTCAGAAGGTACTCTAGAAAACATTGTAGCGGTATTTGGACAGAATGCATCATCTTTATCAACATCAGGAACTGGACTAACTAAGAAAGACGTTTTAGGTCTTGAGGCAGGTTCCCTAGGAGCGGCTCCAACAGAGCGTCAATTAATTGCAGTAGGTCTAGCTCCAACAGCTAGCTCAACCGCATCAGAGCGTGTATATTATGCTCGTCGAGTATTGTCTGTACAACAGTCACAATTCTCACTTGCACGTACCACTCCAACCACATTCCCAGTAACATTCCGTCTTCTACCAGATGCTAACTACTCTGGCTCAGAATACGGTAAGATTATTGACCGTGTGTTAACAGTTTAATTTAATTAATTTAAATTATAGAGGCCCCCATTAATTTGGGGGCCTTTCTATTTGTAGTGATAATACCATTATGTTATAATAATTAAGACAATCCTAGGAGGATAAATTGGCTACAACAGTATACGACGTAGAAGAAATTGAACTTCAAAATGGCTCAAAGGTAAAGCTAAAACCATTGACTATTAAAGCCTTAAGAAAGTTCATGGCAGAAATTAAAAAAACAGAAACTTCGTCAGGAGAAGACGAAACACTTACAATTCTAATTACAGCATGTGGAATTGCAATTGAATCTCAGGTGCCAGAATTGGTAGCTGATAAAGATAAACTGGAAGATGCACTAGACATGCCTACCATTAATAGAATTCTAGAAGTATGTGGTGGAATTAAACTTGACGACCCAAACCTTCTAGCGGCAGCGGTTCTGGCTGGTCAGAACTAGATTTAGCCGCTTTATTAGGAGAAGTTTTTCTTTTAGGTAATTGGAAAAATTACGAAGAATTAGAAGAAAGCCTTTCAATGCCAGAACTGATACAAACATTTAAGGCAATGCAAAAAACTGAAGATGAGAAAAGAAAATTCTTAGCATCTCTTCAGGGAGTAAACTTAAATGATGAACAAGAAAAAGAAGGTCCTACATTTGACGACATACGAAGAAGGGCTCTTGGAGTAAAAGCAAGCGGTAGTGATGTACTATCATTACAAGGAAGCTTTGCCTCAGAAGCAGGATTCGGAATAAACGCAGGTTTAGGATACTCTAAGGAGTAAAATTATAGTAAATGGCTGAAGAACAGATAGTCACCCGAATAGTCGCCACGTCCGACTTTTCAAATCTTATCGCAGATCTCGGTAAGGTATCTTCAGCCTTAACTAATCTTCAAACAAAATTAAACGCAACAAATAAGAATTTAGCAGCACAAGTTGCTGTAATGAATCGTTCTTTTGCAGACACACTTAGAAGCACTGGACAATTTTCCACACACTTTGTAAATTTAACATCTGATGTAGATAAATTTGGATCTCAATTAGACAAAGGCCAAATCAAATTAAAACAATTTTTTCAAGTATATCAAGGACATTTAAAAACTAATGGCGGATTAATTAGACAATTAGCTCAACAACAAGTTCAGCTACAAAATGCAATTCTTCAACCTCTTGGCAAAAATGCCGAGGGTTTGATGCAGTACAATGTTCACATTCCAACTGGCCTTGATAAGGTAAAAAGCAAAACAGCTTTAGCAAGACAAGAACTACAAATTATGAATCGTGTAGTTCAAGAAGGAGCAAACTCATTAATTAATTGGGGTAAGAATACCCAGTGGGCTGGTCGTCAATTAACCGTAGGATTAACTGTTCCATTAGCAGCATTTGGAGCTGCATCTGCAAAAGCATTTCGAGAAGCCGATCAAGAGTTAACTCGTTTAACAAAGGTTTATGGTGGTTTAGCTGCTACATCAGCAAGTGATTTAGGCAAAATAAGAAAACAAGTTACTGAAACCGCATCTGAATTATCTAAAGCATACGGTTCTTCATTTAAAGAAACAATTGCATTAGGTGCTGACATTGCTGCAACTGGAAAGCAAGGTAACGAATTATTAGGCTCAATTAAAGAAACAACTCGTCTAGCAGTTCTTGGTGAAGTAGATAGACAAGATGCAATGAAGGCAACATTAGCAATTCAATCTGCATTCAAACAAAATACTGATGAACTAGCAGAATCAATTAACTTTTTAAACGCAGTTGAAAACCAGACATCAACAACTCTTAATGACTTAGTAGAAGCAATTCCTAAAGCTGGTCCAATTATTAAGGGTCTTGGAGGTAGCGTAGAAGATTTAGCATTGTATTTAACTGCAATGAGAGAAGGCGGAATCAATGCATCAGAAGGCGCTAACGCTTTAAAGTCAGGACTTGCATCTTTAATTAATCCAACTAAAGTAGCAAAAGAAATGTTTGCTGGATTTGGAATATCATTAACTGACATTGTTCAAAAAAATGCTGGAAACACAACAAATACATTATTGGCATTACAATCAGCATTAGACAACTTAGATCCATTACAAAAACAACAGGCATTAGAACAATTATTTGGTAAATTCCAATTTGCTCGTATGAATGCTTTATTTGAAAACCTTGGAAAGCAAGGAAGCCAAACCTTACAAGTAATGGATTTAATGAAAGCAAGTTCTCAAGATTTAGCAAACATTGCTGGTCGAGAATTAAGTATGGTTACAGAATCCGCTTCTGGTAAGTACAGGAGAGCTCTTGAAGGATTAAAGGCAGATCTAGCTGTAGTTGGCGAACAGTTTTTAACAATAAATACACATCTAATAAATATTGTTAGTGGAATATTAAAATTTATAGATAAATTACCTGGACCAATAAAAACAATTCTAGCTTTCTTTGGAGGACTTACTGCGGTAGCTGGACCACTTATTATGCTTACTGGTGTTCTTGCAAACTTCTTTGGTTATGTAATTAAAGGTGCATCTCATTTTAGAGCTATGTTTAAAGGTGGAGAAGGCTGGAGACTCTTAACACCAGAAATACTTGCAGCAAATAAAGCAGGGTCACTTGCAGAACAAACATTTTATAGTGATGCTAAAGCAGCAGATATATTAAATCAAGCAATATCTAGACTGTCTGCTTCATATAATAAATTAGCAGCAGATGCATCAAATGCAATAATTCAAACAAACCCAGGAGTATCTACTATGGGTGGAACAAATATTATTGCTGGACAAAGAGTAGTAAATCCTAATCACCCGCTTGTGGGAGATGTAGGCACAAGAGCTGCTTCACACCATAACCCAAGAGCATTAATGAGTAAAGGACAAAGAGATGCTCAAACAATTCACTCTGTTACCCCAGGATCAATTGATGTAAATCAAAAAATAGGAACTGTTCCTCAAATATTTATGGCAGGGGATCTGCCAAAAATTGAAGGATTAACATCTTCAAGAGGGGCTTCTACGGGAATAGTTGCTGGAGAAGCAGCAAAGTGGCATTCTCTAATGGGTACATTGTCTATGATGACAAAAAGAGAAGTTGCAGATTTAAAGAAAGAAATTGCTAGAACAGGAACATTTAGCACAGAAATAAATACTACATTCGGACAGCTTCTTCCAGCAATGACAAAAATAACAACCAATGCAGCATCACAATCTGCATTAATTGTTCAACAACTACAAGCAGGAAAAATTACGTTAGATACTGCTCGTGCAAAAATTATTGCAATAAATTCACAGCTAGAAGCAATGATGGCGCAAACAACTGCTCAAGTTGCTGCAGATCTTGGAAGAACCGCTAATTTAACACAAGTTCCTTTAATTAATCAGCCAATAGTTGGACCTACAGGTAAAGCAAACATTAAAGAAATCTTTAGACCAAATAGGCCAGCATCAAAAATCATAGATAAAATTGCAAGATCTCTTGGGGTAAGAACATACGGGGCAGGATATTCAACAGAAACAACAATGCCAAAGAAATTTGCAACAGGCGGAATGGTTGTTCCTGGGCCAAGATCAGACACAACAGATACTCAATTTATGAATTTGGTAGAGGGAGATATTGTATTAAATAGAAAAGCATCAGATAATTTAATGGGTTACAATCAAGGTGGAAAAGTAGTACCAGCAATGGTAACTCCTGGAGAAATTATAATTAATAATCCAACACCATCAGAATCTGAAATGCTACTAGCCTATAACAATCAATTTGCAGTTGGCGGCAGGGTTGTGGCTTCAAAAAATAATTATGGCTTGACAGGTCTTGGAAGAATTGGAAGGCCTCGTGGAATAAGTAGATCTTCAGGATATGACACTCCAAGAATAAGATCTAGGGACGTCAGATCTTCTGTAAAAATTGGTAAAGTAGAAATTCCTACAAGAGGAGCAAATACAGCTGCAGGGCTGGAAGCTAGTATATTAAATTCTAATAATCCACAAATGGCAGCACAAGTTGCATCACAATATGCTTCTACTATTACAAGGGCAACACATAATAGGGCTGGAACAATTCAGCAAAAAGATTTATCACCAGACTCTGAATTAGGAAAACTTTGGCAAAAAGCTAAACTTGGATCACTATATTCTTCAAGCGCAGTAACACACGCAACTCATGCAACAAGAGCAAGGATTGCTGGAGATGGAAGTAGATTTGTTAGTAGATATACCTATCAATATGATTCTTATGCAAATCAAAGATTAAAAACAGGGATACCAGTAAAAGATTTTATTTTATTAAATTCTAAACATAAAGGAAAATATAATGATCTTTTTGCAAGAACTGGGGTACCAAAAAAAGAATGGGCTAATTTAGAAAATAAAATAGACAAAGATTTGTTTTTAAAATATGGCAAAAACAACTCAACTATTAGTGATGATTTACCAGGTACCCTAACACTAGAAGATAGTTTTTCACCAGTAGTTGATGGTTCTATACTAGATTATTTTGGAAAAGATCAAGTTTCTAGACAAAGGGCAAAAGGCATTATTAAAGACCTTAAAGTCACCAACGTACTAAGAAGTAAAAAAACAACTGCTCAAGCTTTAAATTTAGGTGGAATGGTTGGAAAAGCTTTAGCTCCAAAATTTAAATCACAATTAAATAAAAAATTAGGTATTACATGGGGACAAGGATTAGCTGGAGACGGGCTTACAAACAATCCCCCAACTTCAGGATATGGAAACCTTGCTCTTCAAATTGGAATGGGTAAAAAATTATTTGGTGGATCTGGTTTAACTCCTAGAGCACAAAACTTAATGTACGATGCTTTAGCAAGCGAACTTGAACAAACAACTCCTGATACTTACCTAAAAGTTCAAGGTGTTAGAGGACCAAAATTAGCAAGAGCAATGGATCCAAGTCAAACAAACGGAATGTTATTTGGTGCCGCTTCTACAGTAGCAGGGCATCGTGGAATTAGTAAAAAAGATAGAGAGATACTTGCATTATGGTCTTCTGATCCATTTAAAAACAATTATCCAAAAGGATTGCTCAGTAAAATAACTGAAAAAATGTTTGGATACAATCAAGGTGGAGCCGTTGGAGGAAAAGTAAAGCGTGGAAAAAATAATTATGGAATACCGTCTGTTATGGGGAGTCTTGGAACAACAGCTGCTTATATAGGTGGCAGTACTGCTGGTGCATCATTGGGTCAAAAAGCTGGAGGAAACTTAGGATCTTTAGCTGGAATGATACTTGTTCCCGCCATACTACAATCTATTATGCAAAAGCTCGGCCAAGTATCTGCACAAGGAGCATCAACTGCTGGAATACTTGGAAGGCTTGGACCTTTATTATCAAATCCATATATAGCAGCTGGTGCTGCAATAGTAGGAGTAACAGCAGCTTTAATTAAATTTAAAAAGAATCAAGAAGAATCTGCTAAGTTAAATCGATTAGCATTCTCTGGTGGCGTAAAACCAATTAAAGATTTTGATTCACAATTAAAGCAAGTTACAAAAACATTAGAGGATACCAGAGCAAACGCAGCGTTATTGCATGCACAAATGAATACTGCTGGACTATCTGGTTTAACATTAACTATAAAACAATTTGCTGACTTAAGAGAAAAAGTAAAGTCTACGTATCCAGAATTAGTTAAATTGTTTAAAGAGACACCATCGGATAAATTAGTCACAGTTGCACAAGGATTAAAAGCTCAATTTGTTGCTGCTGGAGAGTCAGCATCACAAGCTAATGCAAAGATAGCTGCGTTACTTTCAGAATCTGGAAAGTCTGGTTTTATTCAAATAGTACTAGGAGATAAAGGGCTAGCTGGAATTACGAGTGCAAAAACTGCAATTGAATCTATGCTTGTTGCTATGTCTAAATTTACAGACAGCAAAGATAGGGCTGCTGGACTACTTCAAATATTTTCATCAATGGGAGACTACATAGAAAATGCTACAGATAAATCTGTAGCGTTAAAAGAACAATATAATGCAATAGAAAAATCTGGACAAGGTAATGTAAAATTAACTCAAGATCTAATAGTTGAAATATCAAAAACTTCCCCAGGATTAGCTGAAATATTAAGCACATCAGATGATGTTGAAACGGCTTTGTCAAAATGGAGAATTGTTCTTGGCGGAGTTCAAAAAGATTTAAACGGATTAGATAAAGGACAATTAAAAAAACTTGCTTTTGCAGTAGAAGAAGTAACTAATAACTACAATAAATTATTAGATGTTACAAGCAAAGAAGCTCAAGGAAATTCCTTAACTGGAAAAATGGCCAAAGACATTGACGCCTTTAATAAAAAACAAGCAACTGCAAGCAAAACAGCAATTCAAAATCTTGAAACTCAAATTAGCTTAAAGAATAAACAAATTGAACAAATTAAAAAAGAAGGCGATGAAAGAAAGAAAGCTTTAAGAGATCAGCAACAGTCTGAAGATATTAAGCTTCAAATACAGCAAGAGCAATTAAATTATCAAACAGCTCTTGCTAAAGGTGATATGGCTGGTGCCGCACAAGCACAAATTAGTATTCAAAGACTTGTTGGAGCACAACAATTAAAGGTAGCAGAAGATGCAATAGACAAGGCAGTACAATCTAAGATTGATGCCCTGCAGGCACAAATAGATGTTTTAAATAAAAAATCTACAGCAGTAAGCAACGCAGCTTCAACAGCAAAGCCAAAAGAATCCCCACTTACAGGAATTTATCAACAAATTCAAACTGTCTACAAAAACAGGGCTTTAGAAAACATAACAGAAGAAGAAGCACTTACTCAATTAAATGATTTAATTAAAAAATTAGAAAGAACACCAGGAGGAAATAAATACTTAAAAGATTTAGGAGTAACAGGATCTGTTCAAAATATAACTCGTGAAGACGGTCAAACTACTGTTGGAAAAATAAACACAGAGTCTGTACAAGGAAATGCTTTATTAGGTGCTTTAAATAAAGGGTCAGAGGTTATAGCTGGTAAACAACTTTTAGTATTACAACAAATACTTGAAGTATTAAAAAATCAACCAGGTAAAACCTATACACCAACACAAAGTCAGACTCAAAATGCTGGTGCAACAACTGCAGCTGGCGGAACATACGCTGTAGGAACAATTCAAAATTATACAAATTCAGGAAGTATTAAATCTGCAGGAATAAAAGCACTTTCTGCTAGGGATACTGGTCATGCAACTGTTGGAAATAAAACCTATAAATTATTTAAATATGGTGATAAAGCATATGGAATTGAAACACCAGGCGGAATGGTTTATGAATGGAATACTAATACCAATACAATAGGCACAACATTAATTGGTAATGCTAGTTCTAAAAAATCTAATTTTGCAATGGGCGGATTTGTAAAGAAATATGCTACCGCAGGCATGGTGTCTGGACCAGGAACTGGAACCTCAGATTCAATTCCAGCCATGCTTTCAAATGGTGAGTATGTAATAAGAGCAGCAGCAGTTCAATCAGTTGGAACTTCTTTCTTAGACGGAATTAATAAAATGTCAGCAGGCGGAATTGCAACTAAATACAGTATACCTAGAATGAATATGGGCGGAAGAGTTAATATGAGTGATGCTGGACATGCATCTACATCAAATGCTTTATACAATATAAATGTTACACTTAATGGAACAGAATTAACAGCGGACGATGTTGCAAGAACAATTGAAGAAAGAATGAGAAGAATGCAATCAAAACAAGGGCCAAGTAAGGTAATAGCATGAGTACAATATCAATGCCAAGAGGATCAATTTTACAGATAAGAGGATATGACTTATCGCAAAATGGTGGAAATGGAACTCTTAAATACAACAAGGTGACAGAGCACAATAGATCTGCATTTGATATTAGTACTGAAAGAATTGAAAAAAGCACAAGAATGGCTAATGGGTTATTAAGAAAATTTTTTATTGCAGATAAGAAAATATTTTCTTTATCATGGGAAATGCTGCCATCATATAGAACTTTAACTGTAGACGGAGCTTGGGGAGCAGAAGATTTAAGGTCATTTTACAATAGTGCAGAAGGACAATCTTCTTTTAATATAAGAGTTAATTTAGCAAAAAATGGTTCAAATCAAGAGTCTTCTGGTTATGAAGAATATGCGGTTGTATTTGGAGATTGCAATTTTTCTGTATCAAAAAGAGGACTTCAGCCATTTTGGAGTGTGTCATTAACCCTGGTAGAGGTTTAAATGATAGCAGGATCAGAAAATTTAAAAACTTTATTATACAATAGTACAAATATTAAAATTAATTCTGGATGCTATATTGAATATAATATGAATACAATGTTAGATGGAGTTTCTGCTTCTAATAATATAGCAGACACATCTTATACTTCACAAATTGTAGACGCTATCGGGCAATCTACTTGGCCAAGCAGTAGGCCAAATCCATATAAAAAATTATTTCCTGTAGACTCAATTGTCAAACCGTTCAGACCAGTAGCATCTGGAATTAAATATTTTATTTTAGAAAAACCAGTCGCAAACGGTGGACCAACAGAAATACAAAAAAACACTTTTTCTAATTACAGATCAGTATCGTATCCAGAATCACAACCAAGAATATATTACCCAGGAGAAAGCACATATTATAAATACTGGGTAACCCCACAAAATACTGGTGTAAATATTACTATTAATTATTTAACTAATCTTACTCAATATGCATTAACAAATAAAATAGTTTTAAAGTTTGAAAGCACACACAGTCTTCCATCAACATATACGGTTAAAATAGTTAAGTCAAACAATACAGAAGAAACTATTGCTACTACACTTACAACACCAGCCAATGGTTTAGTTGAATTATATTACAATACAGGCACATGGTCTGCAACAGTACCGTCAGAGCCACAATATTTTGCTGATCCAATAGCCATCAAATCAATAACAGTTACCACTCCAAGCGCTGGATCTGGTAAGATAATAGGAGTAACCGAAGTATCGGCCAGGTGGATAAAAGATATTTCTTCAGATGTAGTATCATTTGAAATTAGCAAAGAGTCTTCATCAAGTTCAGAAGAGCTACTTCCAGTTGGAAAAATAACAGCAAACAGTATTAACTTAAATTTAGCTAAATATGATCAAGGCACCCTACAATATATTCCATACAATAGAAGTGTTGCTTTAAATTCATCTTTAATATATATGGACAAAAATGCAAAAATAATTCCATTTTTTAAAATATATCATTCAAATGGTTTAATAACAGAAGGTGAAGATAAATACGATAAAATTATCCAAGGTCAGTTTTATATAAATGAGTTTAGCATTTCTAATCAGGGAGAGGTCTCACTTACAGCCCTGGACTCAGCAAAATATTTAATGGAAGTAATATGCCCAGACATATTATGCGAATCCTATCCAGTCACTGCAATTATTAGAAGGCTATTAGATTCAGTTGGGTATACTAATTATAAATTTAATTTATCTGCTGGATCAGATTCTTCTGTTCCATTAATTAATTATTTTTGGACAGACGGATCAAAAACAGTATGGGAATACCTTCAAGAGTTGTGTAGAGATATCCAAATGAATGCTATTATAGATGAAAACAACGTATTACAATTTTATAGCAGAAACTATATGTATTCACGAACAACAAAAGATTGGAATTTTTATCAAGAAGCAGTAGGAAGCTATTTGCCAAATATAATTGATTTTTCTAAAAAAGAAATGCCTTCTGCTAACCAAGTTAAAATAAGATGGAGTACTCCAACAACTAGTGAGTATTTACAATCATCAGACCCTTTGTGGCAATCCTCAGAGTCATTTATAATTGCTGGCGGACTTACAGAGTCACTAAATGCTTCTGGTAATAGCAATATTGCAATTGATTTATCTGGACCCAGTGTATATAATAAATTAATATCTGGATTTAATTTTGAAGGATACTTTTTAGTAGACTCAGAAATTATTGAATACGATGCAATGGGGTATCAGTACATACCATCAGAAACAACAAACACCACGGTTACAGATGCAATTAACGGCACTGTTTTAAATAATGGAACGAACCCTGTAAACATATGGATAGAATCTGCATCTGATTTAAGTAAATATACTGCTTTATCAAAACCACCGACAGGCACAACTCTTCAAATAAATATAAAACCAAATGGTAGATATAGAATTAAAACAAGAGGCGCTTTAGGAACTACTGCTGCTGCACATAATTATAGTGGCGCACCATCTTCAAGTTATTCATGGACAGGGATTTTAATAGGATGAGTACGTATACATCAATTTTTGATCCAGGCATAGAGCCTTCCGAAACTGGCGCAATAATTACGGTAACAACATATCCAGGATTAAGTGATCCTACAAATTATAACGTTATAATAAATGAAATATTAGATAGCGGGTATACACAGATTCAAAATTTTGATGTTCCTTCAAACCCACCAACATCAAGCAAATCTATTACTGTAACTGGCTTAAAAAGTGGAACTTCATATCAACTAGTTTTGGTGCCATCCTTAAATGGATTTGTGCCCGATAGTAGGTTTACTTGGAGAAAAAATTTTAGTACTACATCTAGTTACGGTGGGCAAACAGTTTCTTCAACAAGGCAAGATTTTAAAGTTAGTAAATCATACTTACAGCTAGCAGTAACTGCTGCACAATATAAAAATAAACAGTCTGCAGTTTTTTATAGAAATTTTGACTCTTTAACAATACCAACTACTAAAACCGTATCTACAACAAATGGAGATTCATATAATACTGGATATTTTTCTTTTGGAACAAGTTTAATAATGAAAGACACTTTAGAAAATACATTGCATGCTGGTGGAGTAGGATTCTTTTTAAATGAAGCAGCAACATCTGGGTATTATATAATTATGGAGTCCACCTCCTCAGCGTCTGCAATCTTAGATAAAAAATCTGTAAGAATTGAAAAATGGATAGGTAACACTAAAACACCATTAAAAGAAGTTGGGACAAGAACTGAGTCTACTATAGAAGGAATATTTGGCGGAAGAACATATAATGTTGACGTTAAGGTTAAGGTAGATAATCAATCTGTTACCATTACTGCATTTATAAATGGTTACGGAATTACAGTAACTGATACTACATATAAAATAAATAATAAAATAGATAAATATAAATCAATAATTCTGCCTCCTAGCAAAAAAATTGGATTAGTTTGCACTAGAGGTGAAGTTGCCTTTGACTATGCATATGCCAATACCCTAACGCCATTTCAGTATAACGACAGGCTTTCAGAATTAAATATATATCAAGGTCAATTTAATAACGATTTAATAAATGCATCATATGGCGATTTAATTTATATGAGTAACTATCAAGCTGACGAGATAGCAGCAAATAACAAAAAGGCAGTAGCCGTAGACGAATTTGGAACAGTGGTAAGAGAAATTATTAAAAGAGACGTATCCTTTAATAAAAGGCCAGCTTATCCAACAATGTGGAGTACTGGAATAAATCCTTTTGCAAAAATACTTGGCAAAAAGATTTCTAATTTTGGGTCACAAATATTTGTTATGAATAATACTTCACAAACAATTCCGCTATCAAATGGAGCAGAAGCATCATTTCTTTTATTAGGAAACAGCTTAGGTAGTTCAGGAGATCTAGAGTATGTCACAGATGAGCTAAATGATTATGTAACAAAAGAACCAGCAGTATTTATTTCTAGTTGGTTGCAAAACGAATCAGATGTAAAATCTCTTGCTAATTGGATTAAATCAAATGTTATAAATAAAGGAAGAATTGTCAATATGACAATCTTTGGAAACCCTCTAGTTTCAGTCGGAGATATAGTCTCAATTAAAAATACATACCAAGGACTTGCTGGAACAGAGAATTTTATTGTTACAGAAGTAAGACATTCATTTTCTGAAGGATTGGAGACATCAATTACCTGTAGAACCTTATAGTTTTAAAATGGTATAATAAAAAGATATGAATACTCCAAATAAAAGACTAAGTGTAAGTGACCTTAATAGAGGTCAAGTCTTTGTTCTTACCGATTCCAGCCCAGAAACAGTACTAGCATTTCCAGGCACATATTTAATATTAAAGGGAAGCGGAATAGATTACTCTAAATATTTAACCGCAAACTTGTATTCATCTGGGGCATCAGGCTATGTAAACGAAGATGGTGGCACATTAACGGACACTCCAACACTAGAAGATCTATTGGATATACCAGAGCTTTCAGATATAGAAAGTATAACTTATGAACCATATTATGACATTGCAACAAAAGTTCAAAAGGTTAGAGCTATATTAAGAGTTAGAAATTCAAGCCAAAATAAAACTAATGTAGATGGGGTAGATGTTAGAATATCAAATCCTACTACAATTGTTCAAGTTGCAAGCAAATCATCTTTATCTGTTCCATTTGTTACTCCGACCCCCAGCGTACCTTCTGTATACTTTAAAAGAGATGGGACAAGAATTTCTTGGGGATGGGACAATGTTTCTGGACTTGGATCATATTCAAGTGTAAGATATGATTGGATAATAAGTTCATCAAGTGGATCATCCGCCACTGCTTTAAACAGTGGATCAAAAACTTACTCTACAACAAATTCAAATAATATTGGAAGTAGCAATGTTATAAAAACTTATAGGGTAGACTCACGAGACGGAGACACATTAGCAACATCTTCATCTAGATGGCTCAGAGTAAAAGCTGTAGTAACAGGAACAAACGGAACGGAATATTCCTCTGCATATTCCACACCAATTTAGGAGAAAAATGATTAAAGGAACATATATATACTATCAAGACGGAAAAGAAATTGCCCGTTCTTCAAATGTTATTACAAAATTTGGTAAAAGATTTTTAACAAATACAATTGCTGGTAATGTATCTAATTTAAAAAAAGATATAGCGGTAGGAATTGATTATATATCTGCCACAGAAAATGACACCAAACTTGGATTTGAATTCTACAGAGTGCCAGTATTTTTTGGATCATCTGACATACAGACAGTAGATGGAGCATCTACATATTCTGCAATTTTTAAAACATCTATACCACAAGATGTAGAGGGACATATTAATGAAATAGGTTTATATCCATCAACTCGTTCTTCTATAAATAATTTTGATAGTAAATTTTTAACAGATTTTTCTAGCTATTTAGATTGGACTGACGAGGATTTATTTAAAGCAGATTTTTCTACTGACAATCCAAGAATAGGAAATAACTTAGTAGTAATGCAGTCAGACGGATCAGCATCAAATGAATATTTTTATAACATTTCACCAATTGATTTATCTGGGTATAGTGCAAATGATACTTTAAGATTAGCATACAACAAATTAGATGCGAATTTAAGTTCTATTAAGATTAGACTTTATAGTTCTCCTACTCAGTATTTTCAGTATCAAATAAGCGCACCATCTAGCTTAGGACATACTATTACAAGCGACATCCCAATGTCTTTAATTTTTGCTGGAGCAAGCGTGTCAGCACCAGACAAATCATCTATTAATAAAATTGGAATTACAATAACCCCATCTGGAAGTTCTACTACATATGTTGGCTTTGATGGATTAAGAATTAACGATGAAGATACTTTTGATCCATTCTTTGGATTAATTAGTAGATCTGTTGTTATTAATTCAACATCAATATCTGGAACATCTGGACAAAATACTATAACGGTTGGATCAATAAATAATTTATTTGTAGGACAACCAGTTTCTGGAACTGGAATAGCGTCTGACACATTAATTTCAAGTATATTAAATAATACGGTAACTCTTTCAAAAAATAATACTGCAACAGTGTCTGGTAGTGGATCTTTTTATGGAATTAAAAAAATTGCTGGTAGATCCTTGGATATAGAATATAAACTAGACCTAGACTGGAACTAAAATGGCAGCATATCAAGATTTATTAAAAGACACCTCAGTTGCCGCAGAAAACGGTAATTATTTTGTCGTAACTATTACAGATCTTGAATTAAATACAAACTACCCAATTCAACTTAGATGGAAATATAAAGATGGAACATTTGGATTATGGTCTGCATCAAAAGTTTTAACTACTCCAGGAGAAACTCTTCCAGGAACTCCAGACCTACCAGTTGGCAGTGTAACTGCAGAGCCAGGTTTAATTAAAATAACTTGGAACGGAAATGATGCAGCTGGCAGAGCAATTACAAATATAGATAGAATTGATATATATATTGATGGTTCTCCATTCGATGGAACAAAGCCAGCAGGAAGTTTTAAAGCTGCAGGCACACAAACAATTGCAGCACCAGCAGGAGAGTATGCAGTAGCATTATATGCTATATCAAATTATGGAAGTAGATCTGCAGTAAGTTTACCAAGGTCAATATTGGTTCCAGCAGTTGGAGAAATTGTTTTATCTCCAGAAGATCCAGACACACCAATAGTAACTGCAGGACTAGCTTCTGTTATTGTTGAATGGAGCGGTAAAAGTTTAGATACAAATGGCGACCCAGTAGACTTTACTAAAGGTAGTTTTGCTGGAGCAAAAGTATTTATAGGAACAGCATCTAACTTTACACCAAGTAACGATAACTGGGTTCATACATTAAATTTTGCTAATGGCTCAAATAAAGTTTCAATAGGTGTTGGAACTATTATTAATAAATCAACTAGCGCAACACTACAGTATGGAGTTCCATACTATATTAAAATAGATACAATAAATGCTAGTGGGGTTGCAAATGGACAACCAGTTTCTGCAGATGGAAATCCAATAACTGTATCTAAGCTACCAGCAAGCGAAATAAGCACGGGTACATTAACTGCAGATAATTCAATTACAGCAGGAGTTAGTAGCGGACAAAGAGTTGTTATATCTGGAAGCTCTTCCCCATTTATTATTTACGGAACAGACGGAACTACAAAATTATTAGAGTATTTAACAAGTGGAACAACTGGCACACTTGCAATAAAAGGATCTGGAACATTTACTGGAGATTTAGAAATAGGATCAGGCAACACAATATTTAAAGCCGTGCCAGCAACTGGAATCTGGTTAGGAAATGCTAACTATTTAAGCGCCCCATTCCGTGTATCTAATAGCGGATATATTACAGCAACATATGGTGATATTGGTGGATGGAATTTAGGAGAGTCTTACTTACAAAACTCTACAGGAACTTTAAAGATAAATAGCGGAACAGATCCAAATATATTTTTAGGAAGTAGTTCTGGGTATCATTTTAGACTAACTCCCTCTTCTATATCTCATTATAATGGCGGATCTCCAACTGGTAAATTTACATTAACAGCATCTCCTGGAGCTGGAGACTCACATTTATCTATGTCTGGAAATATAACTGGTTCAACAATTACAGGATCTTCTTTTACATTAGTAGAAGGAAGTACTGACAATGTATGGAATACTACAAAATTTAGAATTGGAGATTCAAATACAAAAATTGAATCTATAAATGCTACTGGAGTAATAACATTATATTCAGGAGTCTTACCAGCAGATATTACTAGCGGAGAAGAAGATGGTTCTGCATACAATGGATATTTAGGTGGATCACAAATAGAATTAAGTACAGGTGGTTTAAAAATATATAATATTCCTACGCTAGGAAATGCTGTAACGGCAACATCAAGTTTATTAAATGGAAGTAGTGGTGTGCCAAGTACAAGTATCACAGATTATCAAAATCCCGCTTATCCTGCCAGTAAAGGATATGGTGCTGCCGCAAGACAAAGAATGGTTGTTGCAGATCCGTATAATAATAATATGTTAAAAAGAGGCCTTGGAGTTTATTACGGAACAAGAACGAATGCTCCTGGTGAAACAGTAGGAGTTGTTGGAGATCTATGGGTTAGCTGGGCCTAATGTCAGCAAAAGCTTATGTTAAAGTTACCAGTGGTTTATGGAAACAGGTAAATAAAGTATATGTTAAAGTAACTCCTACATTATGGAAAGCGGTAAACAATGTTTACGTTAAAGTTACTTCTACTTTATGGAAAAAAACATTTAGTGGTTCAAATCAACCAATACAAATAACTAGGCCTACATTAACTGGAACTGGTAGAGTTGGTACAACAGTAACCAGATCTTCTGGAACATACAGCAATTATAATTCATTAATTACTAGAATATTTTATACAACCGAAGTTGCAGAACAAGTATCAGCATCGACTACTGATCCTAGCGGTGGTAATATAACCGCTACAAATCCATATACAATTACCCAGTATGACGCAACCGTACCACAATATTATTTTTATGCAAGAGATGAAGTGCTTGGAGTAGATAATGAAACATACTATTATTACAGCACTCCACCAATAGAAGCAAACCTTCCATCTTTAGAAGACAATTTTAATAGAACTGTTGCAAGTGGTTTAGGTACAGCAAGTAGTGGATTTATTTACAGTGGACCGTCAAGAAGTAATGCTACATGGAGTGTAAATGGAAGTAGAGCAGTAAATAATTCTGGATCTTCTTATCCTATGAAAACAGTTGATTCTGTAAACAGTAATCAATCAGTTTCTGTTGATACTTTTGGTGGCGGTTTAGGAGTAGCAGTATGGGTAGACTCAACTTCTTCTTTTTGGTCAGTAGTACCAGATTATGAATATGTATCCGAACAAGCATTTAGTTATGAGTGTGATAGTAATATAACTTATGTATTAAATCCAGAAACAGAAGATTGTCCACCCTTAGCAACTTTAGGTTCAAATCCACAATCTCCTGGATATACATCTAACGATGTTGGATTAAGATGTAGTGCATGTACCACATCAACAACAAATGTAACAACTAGTCAATGTCCTACTGGAGAAATCTATGTTACTACATCAACCTGTCCAGATTTTGGATCATTGGGTGGAGATAGATGTACAGTATGTCAAGAAGTTTCAAGCACATCTTCTGTACTAACTTGTTCTGGGTCTAGCTCTGGGAGCTCTTGTCCAGGTACTGGAAGTAGTGTTGGACAAAGATGCAGCGCCTGTAATTCCACAGCAGTATGTACTGGATCACAAGTTTCTACATCTTGCCCAGATACTGGACCAAACGTAGGAGATAGATGTGGATCATGTTCTGGAGAACCAGAAACAGTTTCTGTATTAACCTGTTCTGGATCTGATAGCTCAACATCTTGCCCAGGTACTGGAAGTTCTGTAGGACAAAGATGTGGTGCTTGTAACTCTTTTGCATCATGCAGTGGTTCTACTACAACTAGTTCATGCCCAGATACTGGACCAAACGTAGGAGATAGATGTGGATCTTGTTCTTTAAACATAGACTCTTCTACATCAATAACTTGTTCTGGATCTGGATCTGGAGGATCTTGCCCAGGTACTGGAAGTTCTGTTGGGCAAAGATGTTCATCATGTAGTTCATCTACATCAACTTCAAATCTTTGTACTGGTTCTAGCAGCTCAACATCTTGTCCAGATACTGGACCAAATGCTGGAGACCGATGCGGTGCATGTTCTCCTAGCACTTCAACATCTTATTCATGTACTGGATCAGGTACATTTGCATCAACACAATCAACGGGAAGTTGTAACGCAAGTAGAGTAGGGCTGGCATGTTCATTTACTGGAACATCTGGAACTGGAGATAGGTTAAGATATAATTATACAATATGTCGAGCAAATAGTACTACAACAAATAGTTATGCTGTAAGACAAAGTGTAACAACAACAACCTATAGCTGGTCAACAAATGAATCTCAAACCACAACAACAACAAGCTATAGCTATTCAGTTAGAGTACAAGCTTATAGTTATTCAACTAATGCTTATCAAAATCAAACAATAACATATTATACTTATGCAATTAGACAACAAGGATATACATGGTCAACAAATGCTTATGAAGATGTTACTACTATAACTTATAAATATAAAGTAAGACAAGATATTACAACTCAAGTAACTACAAAATACTATAATGCAGTAAAAGAAGTTAATACATTTAAATATACATATAATTCAAAAGTAAAAATGTACCAGTTTACTAGCGGAACTCCTACTTTAATTTCATCACAAACCGTAGCCACATTTACAGGTGAACCTGGAACCGCATATAGTACAATATATTACGTACCAATAACTAAAGTTTCTGCAACAACCCTAGGAGACTCAATTTCTGGAATTGGGTGGGTTGGAGGACTTTCTGGAGCAGCAAATTATACTTATTCAGGGTCTAAGGGAACAGCTGTTGGAGTAATTGCAATGACAGCAACAGAAAATCAAGGTAGTACGTTAGACAATTTCTCAGCCTAATCGCTGTAGACAAATATACATAGATTATGTATAATATAAGAAACAAGGAGGAACTATGCCAGAATTACCACCAGTTAAAATAGCATTTATTATTGACGGAGAAGTAATAGATATTTTGCACACAGATGAAAGATTAGGTGCAATATTTACAAGCAATCCAATTATTAAAAATGTTACTGGACAATTAATTACAGATGATGGAATTGTTCAGGTAGGATCTACTTATAATTCAGAAACAAATGAATTTGGTCCAAAGCCAGAAGAAATAACAGAGCCAACGGAATAGCAATGTCACAAAAAACACCTTTTCAAATATGGAAAGAAAAAAATGCTGGGGATAAAGTTAGACCCTGGGATTTATTAAATCCAAAAATTGGAAGAGTAGATGATGATACATTTAAATATAGATATGAAAACCATTGTTTAAATTGTCCGTCATTAATTAAAGCAACAAAAACTTGCAAAAAGTGTGGATGCTTTATGACAGAAAAAGCAAAGCTTCCTCATGCTGGATGCCCTCTCGGAAAATGGGGACCAGTAACAGAGACTAAGGATGTTATTTAATGGATTTAGAAAAACAAGAAAAAATTGATATTATTAATGTGCACTTAAAAAGCATTGTAAATAATATTTTTAATATAAATATGTTAATTATTCAAGAGTCCGCAGTGACTCCAATTAATCAAGACTCAGTAGATGCTTTAGAATTACAGCTAGAAAATGCATTTGCAAAAAAACAAGCATTACAAAGCGAATTAGAAAAGGTAACAAATGAACCAGGAGAATAAAGCAAGCTTAGTCATTACAGCGTTGCAACAAAGAATAGGTGAATTGGTGTCAAATTATGAAACTCAAATTGCAATATTACGTGCAGAAATTACACAACTTGTGGAAAAGGAAAATGCTAAAGATCAAGCAAAAGAAGAATACTCAGAGCATCTTAATAACCTCTCCGACTGATTTCCCTTCAGGAATTGCTGTTAAAACAGACAAGGGTACTTACTGGATTAAAGACGGAAAGAGATACAAGTTGATATCTAAAAGAGCAGAGGAGTCTTGGTCTTTTACTACAGTAAATGCTACAGAGTCTGCCTTATCTTTAATTAAGCAGTCTGGTAAATTAGGGTTTAGAGACGGCGCTTTGATCAAGAACATTGCAGATGGTAAAATGTATTTAATATCGCAAAATAAAAAGCGTCATATTGTGAACCCAGATTCATTTTCTAAATATGGACTTAATAGGTCTAATATTGTAGAAGTAAGCGAATCGGAAATAAATTCACATGAATTAGGAGAAAATTTATAATGGCAGCAAATTGGAAAGTTGTAACATTTAATGAGGGTGCCCCATTTGACCCAAATGATTTAAATCAATTACAAGATAATTTAACAGATGTTTTTACAAAATCTACAAGCTTATTAAATGCTACAAAAGACTCTAGCGGTAAAAATAGAGTAGCGGTCACAGATCAAGGCACAGCATCAATAATATTAAAAGGCACAACTCCAGCATCCGTATCAGTAACATTTACTCCGTCATTTACAGCAGGTACAGATACTGGATTTGTTGCATCAATGGCACAGGCTTTAACTTCTACAACAGGAAATGTATCCGTATCGGCAGTTTTAAATACAGATAAAACAGGCGGAACAATATATGCGGTAAGCAATAAAACAACCACTTCAACAATAAGTGTTAATTGGATAGCAACTCAACTTAAAACTATTTAATGCTTGACAGGTTATAAGAATATGTTAAAATATAGCATGTTCAATAAAGTCACGAAACCGTGACTTTTTTAATTTAAGGATATTAAATGTCTAATGATTTAAAGTGGATGCTGTCATCGGATCAGCAATTTCCATATCAAGATGATAAAATGATTGAGCTTTGGTTTAAGGTTATGAAGTGGTTTAAGCCAGATGTTGTAGACTATCTTGGCGACACAGATGATCAGGCCTGCTACAGTAGATTTACAGAAGGAAAGCCAACAGAGTTTTTAAAGGCATACAAGAATGACGACGTAACAAATGATTTAGAGTTAATGCTAAAAGACATGAAGTTTGAGGCAAGTGGTGCCCGTGAATTTTATGAA